TTTATATAGTAATTGCGATATGATGCAATGGAATCACCAGGCACTTTAACATCATCAGGCATTGCAGGTGTAGGTTCAGACCAACCTTTGTTACCGATATTGTTCGGAATGTTTTTGAACAGAACATAACAAAGACCATCACGCTCGACTTTATGCGTTTTACCGTAACGATATGTATATTCTTCACATAAACAAATTAACAGATTAGCCAACCATATATAATTGGAATCAGATTGTCGCACCCATACTGCCGAAGGATGGTTAATATGAGTAGCCCGATAAAGCAAATCATTGCGATCATCAGGGAGTATATAGTTGGTTCGTTTTCGGCCAGTTGTCTCTGAGCGTTCCAATTTAGGTACGCCGTCAAGGTACCGATGAGCAGTAGAAAGTAATTGAGCATATTCGAGTATCATCTTTACGCAATGTTTATCAACATGCATTTCTGCACATTTATAAGGATTATTATCAAGATAAAAAATATTCATGACTTCATCTTTGACATTGCTTGTTCCAATAATTTAAATGAATAATTACCATCTTGTTTAGATTTTTGTGTTACGTATTGCTCTACAATTTTTGATTTGATCATATCAACAACAGAGAGATATGGCCATTCTAGAAGAAAAGGACAATGATTTTTCCATTTTGAATTCGTAGAAAAAAAACAAAACTCCGCAACATCTTCTTTTAGGTTAACATCAAATTTTCGTTTTGGTGGCAACCATTGATTGTTATTAATTTGATTCATTATCATAATCTCTTATAAAAAGGGGACCCAAAGGTCCCCACCAGGTTACTGTGTAACTTGTTCTGTAACGACTTGCACAGGAGTGGCTTGAAGGTCTTCAAGTTTTTCCACAGTCTTAGTAGGAGCTTTTGCTTTAGTGGCTTTAATAAAGCCCTTATCACGCAGATACTTTTGCACCGTCTCTGGATTACAAATTTGATAGCCAATTACGTTACGACCATCTTTCGTTGGACGAACAATACCACCCGCAAAAAGTTTAATGTCAAGCATATAATTTGACATCCGATACATGTGAATTTTTTTATCTTTCAAAATTTCTTGCAATACATCTTTGGTAAAAACTTCACCAGTTTGAACGACCATCAAAACACGCTGCCAACCATTGGGTTTACGTTGATTCTTCATAATATAATTCCTATTAATTTAAAAAGTTTAGTTATTGCATATACATTATAGCACAATCTGTACCGTTTGTCAACCATTATCTTCGCATTTTTGCCTGATCTTTGACATCCTCCAGACGGAAAAGGGGAATAGCATTAGACTTGTGTAGGGTGCCGATGCCGATCATCTTATCTCCAGTATACTGAAGAACAGGCTTCTTGAATGTGTCAAAGTGACTGGAAACCACGGAAGGCAGCTTAGGACTCTTGGTATGCTGTTTATAGGACAAGCTAGGACTCGGTCCTACAGGGGTTTTAGCGGCTCTTGATGGGCTAGTATTATACTTGCTGACCAACCCGCTGGAATCGCTCCGGACACGGGCCAGCCAGTCTTGATATTGAGCAATCTCTTTTTTTGTTTTGCTTTTACGTTTTGACTTAACATTGGTATAGATAATCATAATATATTCCTTAAATGCACTAATCACAATAATATTATAACACAAACTCACTCGTTTGTCAAGAACTAAAAACCCTTATAAATCAATCACTTAGCCCTTAAGCAAAATCTGTTCGCCTGTAGTGCTTTCTTCAGATAACTGTCTTTGTAGATCGGAAATTTGTCTCCGAGTGGATTCGGCAGTTTGGAGGGTGTGGCTTAGGTAGGACTCCAGACTTCTTATTTTGTCTTGGATTTCTTTGTTAGAAAGCATTTTTTTCTTCCTCTTTCATTAGTCGATATGTTGATTTATCTCTATGCTTTTTTCTTATGTCTTTAAATGTTTCTTTACCTGTTTCATACTTCCTAAGCTTTGACTTCTGCGACTTCTCAAACTTTTTACTCGAAAACATTTTATCTAACTCGTCCTATAAAATATGGTCTGCTATTTTAAATTCAACCAATTCTTTTGACCTAAACCAAACATCCGATTCGGGTAAAAATTTTGATTTAATAAAACGGGGACTGAGACCGGTAGCCGTCCGTAAAATCTTTAACATTCTTTCATTGCAGTAATCATTCTCTTTCATTGCCGCTTGGATATCGTGGTATTTGCCTTCACTGCTCTGAGAAAATTGATGGCACATAATGCTACAATTCTCAGAAATATATCTATGTTTTTTTGTACCACAAGCAAAGATTAGAAATGCCGCTGAAAGTATTGATCCATATCCGATGGTTCTTATTGGGTATGCACTTCTATGCATAAGATCAATTAAAGAAAAAGCTTCATACAAATCACCACCAGGTGAATTGATATAGAGAGTTAATATCTTTTTTGTTTTCGTTGTATCTAAATTTTCATATACCAACCATTGACTTATTTTTCGGATGTTTTCTTCTGAAATTTCACCTGTTAAAAAATTGGTATGGTTAATCAAAAATCTATTCTGTATTTTCTCTTCATACGGAATAAATGCATCTTCAAATTTTGATTCGATCATTCTCGGAGAGTTTTTTATGCCAGCCATATGCTGTTTTCACTATCGATGTTATATCATGCTTAGGTTTAAAATCTAATTTTGTTTTTGCTAAATCTACATTAGCCACTAGGAAGTCAGGATCGCCCGGCCTTCTTTTTGCAAATGTGTAATTTACCTTAATTTTCAATTCGCTTTCTATAATGGATATAATATCCAGTATCGTATAACCCTTACCTAAACCAAGATTTATTATAAACGATTCTTTTTCAATATGCTTAGCAGCTTTTACATGTGCATCTGCAACATCTGAAACGTGAACATAATCTCTTACGCACGTACCATCTTTGGTATCATAATCGTTACCATATATCTCAAATGTATTTAGATTTTTTAAAATGTTAGGAATTAGATGGGTTTCTGGATCATGCATCTCACCCATCTCACCAGCAGGATCAGCACCAGCTAGATTGAAGTATCGAAAAATACCATAATGCATACCAGAATCCAGAATCATCTGCTCACATGCTTGTTTGGTATTACCATAAACGGAATTACTATACTGTATTTGTTCCTCGTCTAGCGGAATTTTATTCGGTAGATAAACAGCAGCAGTGGAACTAAAAATAATTTTATCTATTCCATAGTATTTCATGTGGTATAAAAGATTTGCTGTTCCGCCAACATTAACATTCCAAAATGTTATGGGATGCTTCATCGATTCACCCACTTCTATCCTACCAGCAAGATGAAATACTGTGTCTATTTTATAGTGACCCAATACTTCAGAAACACAATTAGCATCGATAATATCTCCAATGTATAGATTGTCATAATATCGATGCATCGGAACTCGCAAATCAAATATTACAACATTCCAACCAGCCTTCTTGAGAGCCTTACTTAAGTGACTACCCAAATACCCGGACCCACCTGTAATGAGGGCTGTTTTATTTTCCATGGGAATTTACCTTCATATTTTTCATTTTGAATTTTGTTGCCATCTTCAAAAAATTCTTTTGTAACTGAATTTGGATTACCATCTAGTCTATAACAAAGAGTATGCTCATTGGTACATTCATAATTATTAAAATGTTTTTTGATAGCAGTATAGAATTGACGATCAGCTCCCCATTGACCATACCAAGCATGGCCAATTCTTACAGCAACATCCCTCTTTATAGCAAAACTTGATGTGTCAATATGATTGACATTAGGATCAAAAAATACTGGCCATTTACCTAATGATTCACAATTATCTTCACAAATAGGATTTCCATCTTTATCATAAATCTTACGGAGTGAATATGCCCAATCATGTCCACTCTCAATAACTTTTATCAGGGATTCGACATGATTAGGTTCAATCCAATTATCTTCATCCAAATAACATATGACATCCGCATTAACTAGAAATGAACATGCTGCATATACACGATGCCCATACCAACCTTTGCCGATATTTTCTTCAAGTGCAATTGTTGTTATTGTTCTTAATCCGGATTCTTCAAAAAAAGCACGTTCACAAATTTCACTTTTTGACACTCCATCACCATCAAAGAAAATGTAATGTGTTAAATCTTCGTATGTTTGATTCTGAACACTATTCAAACATTTTCTAAAATGTTTTGTGCCTATCGTAGGAGTAACTACTGCTACTTTCATTTTCTTTCTATATCCTCTTCAACACATTTATCACCATACTGAATTTCAATTATGATACATGGAATATCAAAAGGATTTGTTAATTGATGCCACTCTCCTTTTAGAATGTCCATATACTGATGCTTATGTAATGTCTGTGGTGGCATCTTGTAACCAGACTTCATCATAGTATTGACTACCGCACAACCATCAACAACATGCCAATACTCGGCCCTAAAATCATGGCGTTGCATAGACAAACTTGCACCGGGTCTAATAGTCAATTCTTTTACTTTTGTTCCATTAGCATCATATAAAACCTGATAATACCCCCACTCTCTAATAACTACGCTTTCCATGATTATTCCTAGATATCAATATCTGGATAAGCTTCTTTAATTAACTTGGATGTTAAATAAGGAACTTCCAAATCTTTCCTGATCATGCGGATTAAATATTCAGCTTCATCTTTATACAGACTTTCTAATACTTGGAGTAAAAGACTTGTTTGTTTTTCGGCAGAAAGACCCGCTGGACGTTGTGGATGTCCAACAATGAACCGATACATCTTAGACATTTCACTCTGGAGATAAAGGAGATTCAGACCAGCGGGTTCTTTTGCTGGTCGATATTCTGGAATCCCAACATCGAATTGGATATATTTGTTAAATACATTTTGAAGAAAAATCCTAAATCTAGGAGAATCATTCTTACGCAAGACTTCAATGCGGCCATTCTTTGTAGTTTCTTTTGCAAAATCTTGCAAAATTTCCGAATATAATTTAGAATTCATCTATGACTTCCAATAAATGTATCAAGCGATTCGCAATCATATAATTCATAAATTGCTGCTTGGTTGCTGGTTTACTATCTTCAAAGCTACTTATAATACTTTGGCAGAGGGTTTCTGGAGTTTGATCCAAATCGATTAATTGTTTATTGCGTGACCAATTCCTCTTAAGTTCATCAGTACCTTCAATAGACAAATCCATCTTAAGAATTTCTTCTAAGAGTTTTTCGGTAATAGCCTTCTGGCGAATACCATCAACAATAGACTTATCGGTAGATAGAATGTTGGGAACACCATCGCCTTTATCGCCACGAATAATCAATTCTTTCAATTGATATGCCGGATCATCTGTCTTAATGAATTTCTTCATTGTGGGTGAATACTGTTCAACATTTGGATATTTCTGTAATTGGATAAAATCTTTATCAGACGATAGAATCATTACCTTTTGTGTTGGTGCAAATCTGCGGGCTAATACACCAATAACATCATCGGCTTCAGCACCATCAACATCAATAATTTTATATGGTGAATATGTCTTTAATTCTTGCCGTACCATATTCATACATGCAAAAATAGATTCCCAATCGTGACCAGAATCATCCCGACTCTTTTTACGATTACCTTT